AAAATACAGTCGGATCGCATTAAAAAAGAATCCCAGAAATATATGGAGAAGAAATAAGATGCATTGGCTCAGAGAAGAAATCTTAAAAGATGCCAGTCGTGAGAATGTTGGGGCTGGTATGGTATTAAAGACTGATATTGCTTCGGTCGTTTCATATTTAGAAGATGAAGAAAGCAACAAGGATAGATGGGGCTTTGCTAGCGAAACAAACATAGCTAGTGAGAGTTGGGATATGGGGCTTGGCTATGAAGGTGCATTAAGAATGGCTCTATACGGTTGGCCCGAAGGTCGCAAGGCTCTTGTTGAAAGTGCAGCTAGAAGCGGCAAGAGATATGGCGATCAGATACAGATAGAGTACGATATTCAAGGCGTTATCCCTTGTGTGCCAACTTTTCTATCTGGCCAGCCCGAAAACATGCTACAAGTAACACCACAGCCTGTACGCCCAGTTTGTAGGGTATCGGTCGAATTTTTAATCCCCGGTAACGTTGATGCTATAGCTCAAGCTAACTACGGTGCAGCAATTCTAGGGGCTGTAGAATCGTTAGAATTGCAGGGTGTAACAGTAGAACTACAAGGCGTCTGTTCAAGTTATGGCGATTCTAGCTGCACTAACTATGCCGTGACTTGGCCCTTGAAGACTGAAGGGCAAGCCTTAGACATTGACCGCCTAGCTTTTACCTTGGGCCATACAGCAAGCTCTAGGAGGCTTGTTTTCGGGCTGGTGGAGCGGTGCAAGGAACTAGCCGACTGTGGAAATGGATATGGCTGCTGTGGTGGTGGTGGCATGATCCTAGACGATGTGGACATAGCCCTGCCTAGAATTAGCAATGCGATTGCCAATGGTGCCGATTTCATGAATATGGAAAACGCGACCAAATTTGTTGAAGGATATTTTGAGGCCAACAGCCAGTTTAGTTTTCACTAGAGGAGAGGCTTGGTTATGAATTGGATTGAGTTTATTGCTTTTGTGTTTTGCGCCATCTTTATCGGGGGTGGAATGGCGGTGTTGGCCTTGGATTGCTTAGATGATCTGATCGGCATTTATCAGCAGCGAAAACAGGAATGCGACAATGGAGATGTAGAGCGATGATTAGAAAGCAGAGAAAGTCTAAGCCTAAGCGGAAAAATTGGTCTTCTAGAGGCTTCCAGTTTGGCCCTAAAGGCAAACGTCAAGAGGTTAAGGCCAAACGACAAGCCAACAAGGCAATGGCCAAGGCAATAGCAGCAAGCCTTTAGATAACGAACCCCACACCGTAACAAGAAGCCCTAGGACGTAACAAGTCCTAGGGCTGCTTTGTTTTCTTAGATCATAGCCTAGTACTAGACTAGTACTAGGCTAGCTTTACTTAGATACTTACTTAGAGTACTTACTAGGGCTTGTTACACGTAACAAGAGCACTGGCAAGGCAAAACAAGGGCCAAGGCAAGGCTGGAGATGGCTAGTCTTGTTGGGGTTGGTTTGGTGGTGGGTTGTGGGCTAATCCTTGCGAGCCATCTCTCTTTACCCCTACGAGCCTTTAAAGCCTTGGCCCTTGCTTGGGTCCTGTTGCAAGCTTCAAGGCTGTTACAAGGCAAGCCAGAGGCCTTCAAGGCCATTCTAGGCCTCTGGCCTAGGGGCTGGCAAGGCTTGTCTTGCCCTTGGCTGGCCTTGTCTGAGCTATTATAAACTTATTTATGCGAGATCGAGGTGACGCGCATGGGGCGGCGGCTGCTGATGTCGATCCCGAATATACTCAGGCCCACAAGCCTTGTCTTTGGAACAGGGTCCGACCCGCCTGTGTCTGGGGTTGAAACGGGCTGGCGCGGCTATAATTTTTTTAGAATCTCACGCTTTTTGTCTTTGACAATGCGTATGGGCTTTGGTATGTTGGTCTTTGACAGGTGATCGTGGCGATCATGGAGCCTGCGGGGTCGAGGCGGCCCCGTGGGTTTTTTTTATGGGGAGTAGATGCGTGGACAAGCGGAAGGTGGAAAAGGTTCGCAAAAGGGCTGCTCGGTCACTCTGCACGTATACGTTTACCGGAGCGTATGTTCGTATTCATGCGGCTGAGTTGCTTGAGGTTTGCGAAGAGTTGTTACGGCGAATGGATACTGGTCAGATGGAGATGGAATTTTAGATGACGAGTTTTACGGAGGCTTCGTTTGATCGGGACCGTTGGCCTAATTTTAGTTTTGGGGAGTTGAAGTGTCGGCATACGGGGGCTTGTGTTATGGACGAGGCTTTTCTGGATCGGTTGCAGTTGTTACGCGATGCGGTGGGGCCATTGGTTGTTTCTTCGGGGTATCGCTCGGAGGTCCATCCGGTGGAGGCTAAGAAGGATCGTCCTGGGGCTCATACGTATGGTCGGGCTGTGGACGTGGCCTGCCGGGGTGAGCAGGCGTATCAAGTGTTGGGCAAGGCATTGGAGCTTGGGTTTACGGGGATTGGGGTGAGTCAAGGTGGGGAGGGTGGTCGGTTTTTGCATTTGGATGATCTGGGCAACGTGGAGTATCATGGCCCCAGGCCTGCGGTATGGAGTTATTGAGGTGAAGATTAAGGGCAAGCATCAAGAGGCGATCCAAATGATGATTTTGGATCGGTTTTCCAAGAATCGTCTTACGAGCCAGATTGCCAAGCAGTTGGGGGTAACGGTTTCAGCGGTTAATTACTGGAGGGCAGACGAGGACTTCCAGGCGGAGTATCAGAAGCAGTTGAGTATTTACCAGAAGGATTTTTCTGATATTAAGCTGGCGGATCGCAAGGAGCGGGTTAAGGTCTTGTCGGAGATGTTTGAGCATATACCGGAGCCTCGGGTTTCGTTGAGGCTGAAGGTGCTGGAGCAGATACGGCAGGAGGTGGGTGATGACCGGATACAAATCGAGCATACGGTTGAGATGAGGGGTCCGAATGTCCCGCCGAGGGCTGAAAGTTACGAGGAATGGATTAAGCAAAACGAGCAGATGCTTGCGGCGTTGCCGGATTCGTCTGTTGAAGCGGATTTCAGCGTAGAGGCGTAACAATGAGTTGGCAACCGCAACCTGGGCCACAAGAAAAGGCTATACGTGCTTCTTTTGTCGATGAAATCTTCTTCGGCGGAGCGCGAGGTGGGGGTAAGACGGACCTGCTTCTCGGAGATTTCGCTGCCGATGTACAGCAGTATGGCGAGCATTGGCGTGGGGTCTTGTTTAGACGGACCTATCCCGAGTTGGATGAGATCGTAGATCGCAGCAGGGCTATTTATTTTGAGATGTTCCCCGAGGCGGAGTATAAGGTCGGTTCCCATACATGGCACTTTCCCGGCGGGGCTACGCTCAAGCTGCGACACATAGAGACAGAACTGGACGCAGACCATTATCAAGGCCACCAGTACACTTGGATCGGGTGGGACGAAATGGGCTCATGGCCCGATCTTAAAGCCTATCATAGACTTAAGGCTTGTCTCCGCTCTGCCCATGCGGTGCCTGTCAAGCGTATTCGGGTCACAGGCAACCCCGGTGGCCCCGGCCATAACGAGGTCAAGCGGTATTTTGTCGATGCAGGAGAAGAAGGGCATCTTGTAACAGGGGCAGATAAGATGACGCGGATGTATATCCGCAGTCTTGTTACAGACAACAAGGTATTGTTACAAAGTGATCCAGGGTATATTGATCGCTTGAAGGCGGTAGGCGATGAGCAGTTGGTGCAGGCGTGGTTGGAGGGTGATTGGGACGCGATGGTCGGTGCTTTTTTCTCAAATTGGCATGGCGAGAAGGTCCAGGTGCCTTCTTTCAACATCCCAGACCATTGGCCCCTCTTTGGGGCTTTAGATTATGGCGAATCGGCACCGTCCAGCTTCGGTTTGTATACTGTAGACCACGATGATAACGTATATCGTGTTACGGAGTATTATCAAGGCAATGCCTCGGCTTCGCAACATGCCGAGGGCATCACCAAGATCATTGAGGGATGTCCGTTTACTGGAGGTCGTAGCCCCCAGGCTATTTATGCCGATCCGAGTATTTTCGTCAAGCGAAGGCTTACTGAAGCGATGAACCGAAGCCCTGCTGATGTGTTCGGGGAGAATGGTTTATGGTTGACAAGAGCCAACAATGATCGTATAAATGGATGGAGGGTTTGTAACGATGCGCTGATCAATGAGCGTTTCTATTGTTTTGCGGGATGGAACGATGCTCTATGCCGGACGGTGCCGACCCTGCCGCGCTCGCCGCGTAACCCTGAAGACCTCGACACTCATGCCGAGGACCATGCAGCCGATGAATGGCGTTACGCTATGATGCACTGTTACAAGCCTCATGCCGCACCGCCTGTAACACCTTACGAGGGAACGGCTCAACAGGCGTTGGATTCCCTCGGAAGCAGTGGAAGCAAAAAAGGACGATACGACACCGCATGAACAAAACGACTTACGGGAAATTATTTCCTGTAGGCATAATGAGGACAGATGAAATGGCCGGATTCAACGGAACCCCCAAGCCTTCTCGCAGTAAGCCGAGTGGTGCCAAGCGCGTCAAGCCCGTTGGCCCGAAAGCGGATTTGATGAAAAAAGGCAAAGGAACCAAATAATGCCAAAGGTTGGTGGCAAGCACTTCGCATACACTCCTGCTGGACAGGCTGCTGCCAAGAGAGAAGCGGCTAAGACGGGTAAATCCGTCAAAAGCGGATCTAAGCGAAAGAAGAGCAGGTCTTCCGGTTTCAATGGGACTCCCAAGCCTGCATCGAGGTAGTGGATGAAAAAGCAAGAGATTGATTTTTGGCGCGGGGCTATCGAAAACACCAAGGTGTGGATGCGCCCCCGTCATAAATTATGGAGGCGGCTCCTCAAAGCCTATGAGATGGACTTCGAGGTGGCAGGCTTGCCAGAGGACAAGACCGTCCGAATCTCACGCTTTTATCCCCTCACTCGGCAGATCATAGCCAGTATAAGCTATAACTACCCCCATGTATTCTTCCATGTCGAAGAGCCGGACAGGGAGTTTGCTTCGGACATATTGGAGCGAGTAGCCAATGCTGCGTTAGAGCAGATGGATACCAAGGCTGAAGTGCAACAGGTTATTTTCGATGCGCTTTACTGCGATGTGGGATGGCTCAAGTATGGATACAATCCCCCAGGCGATAACGATATTGTTGCGCCTTATACAATCAATGATGCCCTTTCTGATGATTTTCCTTATGTGCATCGGGTCAATCCGTTCAATGTCTTTATAGACCCCCTTACTCCTCCCCACCGACTCTCTCACGCTCGTTACATCATCGAAAAGATGATGGTGCCGCTCGAATATGTGCGCGATGATCCCCGTTTTGAGAATAGAAGGCAGATACAGGCGGTAGACGAAGAAAATAACACCGACACCCTGCTGTATGATGTGGAAAGCGGAGGGGTGAGCGAAGAAGCCGAAGCAGTGAGTGAGGCTAAGTCGCAAGGCAAGATGACGGTCCTTTACGAAGTCCATGACCGGATGCACCAGAAGCGCATCACTTTTGCCGAAACGGTTCGCGAGCCCATAGAAGAGATAGACCACCCCATGCTGGCGATGAAGCCCGTCATGCTGCCCGATCCGTATACGGGAGAAATGATGATGACGGGTGAGTTCGAGAAAGAAGGGGGCTACCTCACTACAGGTGGATTCCCTTACTTTGCGCTCAAATTCGACCAGACGCAGGAATCGTTTTACGGCAAGCCCCCAATGGCGTATGCCGAAGACACTCAAAAGCTCATCGTGGAGAGCGTATCGCGCAGGGCCGATCTCCTTAAACGCTTCTCCCGCACTGTCTTAGGGTCGCGCAGGGAACGCGATGCTAATGCCGACATAGGGGAGACACTGGAGCAGGGCAGGGATGGAGACATCATATGGGTCGAAGATCCGCAGTCCTCTTTCAAGGCTCTTGACTTCGGCAACCCGCCCCCCGATCAGCTTGGACTCGAAAACGATGCTCGCTCCTATGAAGAGCAGGCATTGAACGTATCTCAGATGGCAATGGGGGGTGGACCCAAGCGCACTGCTACCGAGGCTTCGTTGATAGCCAGCTTTGGTCAGTTGAACCGCGAGTGGATGCAGATGAAGGTAGCCGATGCGTACAGGGCCACGGTTCATAACACGCTGCGTATGATGGCCGATGCCCGTTACACCCCAGAGAATTTTTTGATTAACGTAGCGCAGAACGAATCCGATCCGGTGTATGAGGCCGTAAGCGTAGATATGCTGCGCGTCCGATTTAAGGTTGATGTGGTGGCTGGAAGCACTTCGCCCATTACGGAGCAGCTGGAACGCGAGGATGCGCTGGCCCTTTTCAACTACACCATACAGTTGCCCGAGATCAATCGAATGGAAGCGATCAAGGGACTGCTGAAAGCGTTTAAGGTGAGTGACCCCGATAAGTACCTGGGACGCACCGATGCCGATGCAGTGAAATTGGCTAGCATGGAAAACGTGGCCTATCTGTTACGAGGCTCCAATCCCAATGTAACACCGGACGAAGACCATCAAGTCCATATGAAGATTCATTCTCAGATACAAACATTGCCGGAGATGCAACAACTCTTGCCCCAACAGCAACAGCAAGTGTTACAGCTTGCCCAGCAGCACATCCAGCAGCATCAACAGGCATTGGCGCAGAAGGCACAGGGCGCAGGGAAGCAAGGCGGAGGTGGGGCTCCTTCTTCGGAGGATGTGCGAGAGCGTGGCGGGCAGGAAGGAAATATCATCTCTATGGTCAGATCCAATGCACAAGAGATGTCACAGCAACTGCAACGAGCCCCAGGACAAAACTAAATGCTTTTCCATGACTTTGAGTGTAACAAGTGCGGTAACATAGACGAGGATGTTCCCTTTGAAAACCATCATTCTATTGAAAGGGAAGTGGATTGCTCTAAGTGCGGGGGCTCGGCTTCTATGCTATTTTCAAGGGGGAATTTTCTCCACCAAAACCATTCTGGCATGTATGGCAAGTGGCACGATGGCTTTGGTTGCGTAGTGGAAAGCTATAGTCATAAGCAGTCGTTATTGAAAAAATACAATGTCATCGAATCTGCTGACCCTGTTGGAGGATCGCGCAACCATATAGGGTCGGATGTTACCTCACCAACCCAAACCAAGGCCGAGGGGCCTCAGTGGTCTTTCGGAGGATCTCCGAAAGAAGCCATGGAAGCCTCTCAGCGTCAGATGGAGGAATAACCCATGTCCGAAGCTATACTGGATTTGGACTCCATTTCGCCGAACGAGAACACTTCGATGGAATCCTCGGAAGAGACTGCGGATAATTCTGCCGTAGAGCTTTTCCCCGAAGACAGCCCATCCGAATCCTCTACGGTAGACAGTGGACACTCTGAGTCGAGAAATGCCGAGGCTTTCAACCCGGACACAGTAGATTGGAATCGAGTAGATCCCGCTACGGTGCCCGATCAGTACCAGCCCGTCCTAAAGGCAGTAAAAAGCCAGCAGGCCGATTATACGCGCAAAATGCAAGACTTAGCAGACCAAAGGCGGAATCAAGAGTCTAAGGAAACTGAGTTACGCAGGATGCAGGGTGAATGGGCGGATCGTGTGCAGTCTGTTGCCGCACCGCAGCAGCAGGAGTTAGATCCTGTTACGCAGTTGCGAGCGCAGTCTACGGAAGAAGAAAATAAAGCAATGGACTTTATGGACTTCTATGTGGAGCAGCGTACGCATCAGAAATTCGCGGAATTGGAAGGTCGCTATAACGATTTGTTACAGCGGGTCCAAAAAAGCGAAGCATCATTGCCCACGATAAATTCTCACATCAGAGAGCAGGCCGTGTCTCGCACGAACTCGGCAGTAGAAGAGGCCGTGCAGGCTCATGGCAATGATGTGAGAAACCCGAAATGGACACCAGAGATGCTTCGCCTTATGGCGAATGACGGCAGAGGAACGCCTCATCTTAACCCCAATACGGGCAAACCCTACACCGTAAAAGAGGCCTACGAAAAAGTGGCTGGTGTTACGGCCAACAGTGCAAGTGCCTTGCGAAGTGCCAACCAGAAGACGCGCAGGGGTGCAAAAAATGCAGTGCGGGCCAACGCATCGGTCAATGCCTCCGAGGACGGGTCGGCATTAACCGACAATGAGGTCTTGTCTAAATTACAGGGCCTTGGATTTGAATAACATGTAACAAGGAGAATTAACCGTGGCTAGCACAAGCACTACTGAAACCTGGGATGCTGCGTGGACGCTGACCATGCGGGCGAAGCGCAAGAGATTGACGGACAATTTCTTTGATTCATACCCGACATTGGAGGCTTTTCGCTCTAGCGGTTCCCTGGAAATGGAAAATGGCGGGAAAGAGATCCAAGAAGACATTCTCTATTCCGGCAACTCTGCCGAATATTTCAGCGGCTATGATGTGTTGAATACGGATGCAGTCGATGGTATCACCGCAGCTTTCTATCCGTTTCGTTATGCCAGTTGTCCCATCACTATCAATCATATTGAAGAGATGGAAAACCGGAAAACCGATGCGGCGATGAAGTTGCTGGAAGCCAAGACGCAGCAGTCGATGCTCACCTTGCGCGATCAGATCAACAGTTCGATCTACTCCGCGCAGACAGGCAAGGCTCCGTTGGGCTTTCAAGACATTATTGCTGATGCTCCCTCTTCTTCGCCCACCACCTTGGGTGGAGTTACTGTCAGCGGCAATAGCTGGTGGCAGAATAAGACGGAAAACGCCACCTCCGATACGTCTTTCAAGACTATCACCGGGACGAATTTCTATGAGGGCATGATACGCATGAGTACGTTGTGGAACGAGGTTTCGGAAGGCAACGAACAGCCGACCCATATCTTTACCACCAACGGTATCTATGCTGATTATGAGGAGATTTTTGAAGGCACTGGCTACCAGCGTCTCAGTTCCAAAGACACTCCTGGCGTAGACGGACGATTGCCATCTTATCGTGGCATTCCCGTGCAGTATGACCGTGATTGCGGCTCTAACCGCATCTATTTCCTCAATACCAACTACCTTAAGTTGAAGATGCAGAATGGGATGAACTTTGCAAAGACTCCGTTCCGCGAGCCAGCCAATCAGATGGCGAAAGTTGCTTTCATCATCGTTGGCCTTCAGCTAACGACCAACAATCGTCGTAGGCAGGGTGTTGTTATTAACGTCAACGACTAAAATCCGAGCCGCAAGCCAATGCAGCTTTTAAGCCTAGAAACGGGCAAAGGAGAATGAATAATGTCACGCAATGATAATGCCAATTTTGGCATTGGCGGTATCGGTGGCGCAGGCAATGTTGGTATTTACACCGAATCATCTACCGCGAAGTATCAGTTGGGCCATAAGTTAGAGTTGTTTGATGGACGCATCTTTCGTTACTGCAATTTTGATGCTGCGGTGACGGTGGGGAAGATGGTCTGCGCCGATCAGTCAACGGGTGCAGCCGATGAGATTTCGGACGGAACCATTTCCGGTGGAAGTGCTGGTTCTACTGCTGTGACGCTAACTGCATCTGGCAGTGCTGGACCCCCGGCTGATTTCCAGGGTGTGTCGGCCAACGATTATGCGGGTTCGTACCTGCATACAACCGATGGCGATGGGGAAGGTTTTACATACCGGATTAAGAGCAATGGCGCAGCTAGTAGCGATGCTGTCGAGTTTACGCTCTACGATCCGCTTGTAACGGCACTCACCAGCAGTTCTAGTGATTGGGCTATTAGCGCGAGTCGCTATAACAACTGTCACATTACTGATGCGACCCATGGAACGCTTGTCGATCTTTTTCCAACGGGTGTTACAATGCGAGGTATCACCTCCGGGTATTTTGCTTGGGTGCAAACCAGGGGGCAGGCAACATGCTTGGCCGATGGTACAATTACCGAAGGAAATCAACTAACGCTATCGGATGGCACTAACGGTGCTGTGCAACTCAAGGATGCGGAGACTGAAGTTGCTATAGGCCACGCCTTGACAACGGTTGCAACTGGTGAGTATGCGCCAGTAATGTTGAGCTTGGAGTAATTAACACAGGGGGAGGGCCCTTTGGCCCTTCCCCCATTTATTTTTGAAAGGCAAGACTGTGAATAAAAAAGATGTTTCCGAAATGGATCTGAGTGAGGCGATGGAGGCTGAAGCAGCACCTGCCCTAGCACTGGCACCACCTCAAGAAGCCACTCCTCCAAGTGTTACAGCCGACCAGATAGCCGAAGTCATTGCTGCTGCAAGCGACGATGTAAAAGAAAAAATTCGCATCCGTCTTGACCTTAATAAGACCCATGCTCGGGCTCGCAAGAACAAGGTCAACAACCAGCAAGTTCGTAACACTGTAAAGGCTTTTGGCGAGGTGACTCATGCACCAGATTTTATTGCCGACCCTCCGGGTCGCATCAAGGAGCGCGGGCAGGATGCGGTTGATATTTGGAAAAATCGCTGGCTCGAAGGCAATGGTAACAATTTGAGCGAGTATGACTTAGACCAGATCGCTGCCGAAGCTACTATGTAAGATGGCTGATCCTATACACGGAGATCTGACGGTATATGGAAACATATTTGCGGCAGGATACCGTGGCGATGGAACACAGCTACGGTCATTGGCAGCACCTCGGATGACCTCTACGGAGCGCGATGCGCTGAGTGATGTGGCTAACGGTTTTATTTTTTACAATACAACCACCAACAAGCTCCAGGTGCGAGCCGATGGTAGTTGGGTGGATCTACATTGACAAACTTACAAGTGATGCAAATTGCGCTTCGTCGCGTTGGGTTGGCAACCACCTCAACCACGTTTAAAGACGGAGCAAGGGATTATCTCAACATCGTTAGCAAGGACATTGCCACCCGTGCTAAATGGTTTTGGCTCTTCAAAGAAAGCAACTTTACCTGCGTGGAGGATCAGCGCAGCTATAGCCTCGCTTCGGATGTGGCAGAGCCCCTTTCTTTCCGCAACCATACTGAAAATCACATTATGTTGGTATGGAGCAGCCAGAACCTCGATGCAAGTGATCCCGATCATTCTGTTACAGGTGACTCCCGTTTTGTAAGTATCAATGGCATAGACAGCAGCACGGGCTATGTTACCGTGTCGCTCTATCCGTTGCCGGATAACAGCACCGATGTTGTAAAATATCGCTATTATGCTTTTATACCCGACTTTGACTCGGATAACGATGGCGATTCTCTGGATACGTACATCCACCCCATCGTACAGCCTGCGGCAGTCTTTGGCATAAGTGCTCTTTACAAAGAAGAAAAGGGCGATGACCAGGGAGCGATGGTGGACAAGGCTGAGATGGAGCGCATCATACAACGAGGCTTGATGCAAAACAGGCAAATAGACGGGAATCGCTCTTTCCGTATGCGTAGGCGCGATGACCTTGCTCCGGGCAGGTTCAGCTTCCAGCCCGTTGAAGGAAGCCTTTCCTAAATGCCTATAAACGCAAACTCTGTTCAATATGGCCCTTGGCAGGGTGGTGTGCGCTATGACCTTCCTACGGAGGACTTGGGAGCAAGTGCTTTGTATTCGATGTCTAATTGTCGAGTGGGGCAAGCTGGACAGGTAGAAAAAAGAAAAGGGTTTGCCAAGTTCAATAGCTCGGCATTAAATAGCGATGCTACGATTACGGCAGTGGGCCAAGTTACACTGGCAGGCACTGAAAAGACTTTCGCCATCGCAGGAAATAAGTTCTACGATGTTACGGGTGGCTCGGGAACAGATAGGACGGGATCTGTAACAATAACAGCAGGAAATGATAACGTCTTCCAGTGGGTGCTGGCGGGATCAACTTTGGTTTTAACCAATGGCGTAGATACCGACTCTGTAACATGGGCTGGCGGCACGAACAACCTCGCGGCCCTTGACGATGACTCTCGATTTACGAAGGGCAAGCATATATCCTATTGGGACAACAGGCTATGGATTGGCAATGTTGATGGGGCAACCTATCAGCTATGGAGATCCAATACGGGAGATATAACCGTCTGGGGATCTACTGATTATTATAATTTTGACTACGATGTCACGGGCATTGCTCCCATTGGGAATGCTCTTGGCGTACATACAGACGAGGGAATACACACGCTGACCCCTACGGGAAACGCGACGGTTCCCTATCAAGTTTCTCGCCGCGCACCTGTTGGGACTGTTTCTGGAAGGGCTATTGTAACACTTCCATCGGGCTTACAGTTGTTTCCTCGCCTTGACGGGTTTTATGCGTGGGACGGGAGCGATCAAGTAACAAAGATCAGCAAGGCATTGGATGGTTCGAGGTTTTGGGACAATCTCAACACAGCTAAGTTAAGCCTGTCTCATGGGCTTTACTATCCGACGATGAATGAGGTTTGGTGGTTTATTCCCTATGGAGCCTCGCAAGCTACCAACAACTACGCTATCGTTTATAATACGCTTCTTAATTGCTGGTCGGGTCCATATACAAACATGGCTCGGGATTGCTCGGCTTTAGTCGATGATGTTCCTCATGCGGGTGGATTCAATGGCATTGTCTACATCCACGACAAGAATAACAACGATGACTCTTCCGCCATAGCATCTTCATTTGAAACAGGATCACCTCCGCCGATGGGAGCCGACGTGCGATTGCGATGGCTTTATGCCCGTCATTTTTTCGATACGCAGGATAGTGGATACGACGTACAGGTGTTACAACAGTCTCCAAAAATAACAGGGACAACTGAGTCTATCATCATGGGAGAGGCTTCTGCTGGACTTGGCAGCTTCGTTGTAGGAACAACAAAGCTCGGCGGAGAAAGCCAGGCTTTGTATGCTGATACAGATCTAATGGGATACGATAATACGAGTCAACTTAAATACACAAACAATGCCAGCGACGAACCATATACCTTTCGGAGAGTAATGTTACAGTACAAGCCGATAGGTCGAATGAGGCGGCGCAAGGTAGTAGGCGTGGAGTAAAATATAATGGCTAGTGGGTCTTTCGATTATTCATCCGATCCAAGGTTTCAAAAAGTTCGTCGCTCGGCACAGTTTGGGTTATACGACCAAGATGCACTCTCTCAAGCATTACAAAACCCCGACTTGATGGGGATAGAGGGCTATGACCCGATGGCAGCCCTTCAATCTGTCGGAGATGTGGGTCGAATGGGCGATCCGAGCCAATATTTTGATGAGTACACTACGGGACTGACTAGTGCTATCGCTGCCGATCCTAGTGCGCGTGACCCTGGCTTCCAAGGCATGTCGTTTACTGATTTTCAACGCTTGTTTCCCGAGCGGGCTAAGTCGTATGTGCGTTCGGATGCGTATCAAGCTGCTATGAACACGCCAAGTCCTGCTAACCCTGCGGCAGTGTCCTCTCCAGGGACTACTGGGGCCACTGGAGACTCGGGCTCTACGTGGGGGGCAGAGGACAGACAAAGGGCTATAGACGATCAACGAAGAAAAGATCAAGAGGAATTAGATCGCCGCAGGCGAGACGATGAGGAGAGGCGCAGGCGGGAGGATCAGCGTAGGCGAGACGATGAGGAGAGGCGCAGGCGGGAGGATGAGGATAGGGAGCGGCAGAGGCAGGAGGATGAAAGGCGCAGGCGGGAGGATGAGGCCCGCATAAGAGAAGAGGAGCGAGCAAGGCTCGCAGAAGGATCAAGAGGAACGGCCAGCGGTCCCGAGGCGCAACCGGAGGTGGATGTGCGGGGGGCTCGTCCTGCTGCCGTTCATCAAGCCGAAGGGCCTTCCACGGTGGCTTCCACGGTGGCGGGGGGACTTACCGACGAAGAGTTGCGTCAGCAGCAGATGGACACGCAGAGGGAAGCGGTTGCTTCAGCTGAAGAGGCGGGAGCAGAAACGGTCAGGGGGCTTCCTGCGATGCAGGTTGCCGACCCTAACTTAGATATACAGCTTGCAGCGGCAGAGGCACCCTCCGGTGGTCCCGACATGCTCGCCACGGGAGACGTAGAGTACGATCCCGAGTATTTTCAATATGAAACAGACCTTGGGAATGTATACTTAGATGCTCTTCGTCAGAGCCTTGGTGGTGAAGGGGGCATGGACCCTCAGACGGCAGCACAGATGGCCGACCTCGAAGCAAAGCAGGCCAAAGACGAAGCGCAGACCGTAGAAGATCTTCAGCGTTATGGTGTGTTAAGGGGTGGCGGCGATACTGCCGATGTTCTTGGCGAGCTTCGCTCCGGCTATGGTCGCACTTATTCAGATATATTAGGAGATCAAGCCTACCGACAGATGAACGATCCTCGCTATCAAGCGGCACTGGATCTTGCGGATTTGAAATCTGGTCGTTACATGGAAGGCGGGCAGATGATTGGGCGGCTGGGTGGGCAGGATACGCTGGAGGCTCGCCTTGCACAGCAAGAGGCCATTGAGAGAGAGGCCGACATAAGCGGCTTCCTGCGCGGGGCTCGCTCACTAGAAGGACGCGAACAAGATATAGACGCTCAGTTTGGCAGGGCCGACAGGCAGCTGGAACAAGCTCGCGTCCTTGCTCCGCAATATGAGAGGGCGGCGGATCTGTCACGCGAAGATGCGTTGTTACAGCAAGATGTGGCCGACAGGAGCTTGGTCCGTGGCTTGACGATAACAGAGCCTACTAAGAGAGAAAGTTTTGAAGAGGGAGTGCGTAGGGCGCAGGTTGCAGAGGGCTTGGCGGAGGCGGGTGTTACAGGTCGTTTCGAGGGAGAAGATACCCTTGAAAGAGATCGGATGGAAGAGGAGACGAAAAGATTAAATAGCGAACTTGCAAATCAAGTGAAACTCGGGAATATTGACCTTGACAAGGCAACGCAACTACAGGAATTAATAAATTCTGGTAATTTGGACTTAGTTACTCAGGAGCTGGAATCGGCAGAGCGGATGCAGACTGAAGCATTGACGGAAGAAGGCAAGAGACTGACGCAAGAACTGGATTCGATCCAAGCCGTAGCTCGCATTGAAGCCAAGTCCGAGGCAGACATTCAAAACTTGATTAATACGGGCGATTATAATAAAGCTCAGATGCTCATAAACGTAGAGAAAGAAATGCAAGGACAAGAGTTAAGTTATGAGCAGGAAAACTTAATAAAAGAGCTTAAAAATGCTATTACATTAGGTCAGATAGACTCATTTGGCGCACAAGATCTACAGAAAGAAATTAATGCTGGCAATATAGAGATAGCCAAGCAAAAATTGGAAGAAACAAGACTTGTTACAGAAGCTCAAGTTGATGTAGCGAAAGAAGAGCGTGGTAGTGAGAAAGAGCTAGCTGAGCTAGAAGGTAAGAGACTGACGGAGGAGTTAGAAAGGACTGAAGCATTAGCTCGCATAGAGGCTAAATCCAGAGCAGACATCCAAAACTTGATTAATGAGGGTGAGTTTGAAAAAGCTGAAATGCTCATAAACGTAGAGAAAGAAATGCAAGGACAATCGTTAAGTTATGAGCAGGAAAACTTAATAAAAGAGCTTAAAAATGCTATTACGTTAGGTCAGATAGATTCGTTTGGCGCACAGGATCTACAGAAAGAAATTAATGCTGGTAATTTGGCAGTAGTAAAAGAAGAGCTTGAAGCTGCTAAAGAAATGCAGACGGAAAGAGTCGGGATGGAAGAGCGGGAGTCCCAACGTAGGGAGCGTCAGCTTAAATGGACGCTTGCCAATGCGGTTGAGTTGGGGCATATAGGCTCTGGGCAGGCTCAAAGAATACAAGAGCTAATTAATGAGGGTCAGTTAGATCTTGCAACAGAAGAAACTACTCAATTAGGATTGACTCTTGCATCTGAAGAAGCTATGCAGACGGAAAGAGTCGGGATGGAAGAGCGGGAGTCTCAACGTAGGGAGCG